GAAGAGCGTGGAATCAAATGCTCCATCGTCATGCCACGCTACAAGGACAAACCCGTGTCCATGTGGACGCTGATTCCGCAAAAGCTGATGCCGCCGACAAGACTTGTGCGGTATTGCTGTGCCGTTCTCAAAGAAAATACTGGTCGCGATAGATTTATCGCTACCGGCGTTCGCTGGGCTGAATCAACAAACAGAAAGAAAAACCGTGGAACGATGGAGTTTAGCCATCGTGACAAGGAAAAGCGCATCATCCTCATGGGCGACAACGATGAAAAGCGGCAACTGTTCGAGACCTGCAACCTCAAGGGTAAGATGACCGTCAATCCTATTGTGGACTGGTCTGACGATGATGTGTGGGACTACACGCACAGCGAACACCTGCCCATCAATCCGCTGTATTGCGAAGGGCAGAAGCGTGTTGGCTGCATCGGCTGTCCAATGGCCGGTAGGGGGGGGGCAGACAGCGTGAGTTCATGCGCTGGCCTGCCTACGACAAAATGTACATCTCAGCGTTTGAACGAATGCTTAATGTCAGAAAATCAAAAGGTTTGCCGTGCGACTGGCAGACCGGCATGGACGTTTTCCGCTGGTGGATGGAAGATGACAACGTCAGTGGTCAGTTGAGCATGGACGATTTGATGGAGGATAACAATGTTTGAATTTGTAACTCGATGGCTGGTCTGCCTAGTCCTGCTGGCGGTAGTGGTTCAGTCCGAACGGACAATCAAGGACATGACAGACAACCTGTTTGAAGAACGTCAGTCAATGCTCGTCTGGCTGTTTGTCAACGTGTGTCTGGCTGTTTGCACGGCAATTATGATGGGGCGGAAATGATGGACAACGAACTTTACTGCCCGATGAAAATGACTAGCAATCCGCTTGGTCGGTGTGTATGCGAGAAAGAAAAGTGCGCTTGGTGGAACGAACTTGGCAGTTGCTGTTCCGTTTGGTGGATTGCACGGGCGCTGGACAACATCAAAATGAAGATGAAGAGGTGAGAACATGAAGCTGGTTGATGTTGAGCCAATTATTTCGGCGTGGAAAACTGTTGGTTTTGACAAAAAGAATGAAGCAAAGTCGTTTTTAAATAGCAAAAACTTCATCGTATACATACAAGGACAAATCAGAAGCACCATTGGAGATGTGTTTTTAGATTTAGCCAACATATTGGAAAAATCTGAGCCCGCCAATATATGGTTTGATGCCAAGAAAGTTTTACCCGAAAAAGACAAAGAAGTTCTCGTAAAAAGAGAAAAGTTCGGCATTGAAATTGCATTTTTATCTTATGACGGATTATGGCAAGAGCACGACGAGTACATTGTATTTGGAGATGTAACTCATTGGGCGCATCTTCCTGAACCACCAAAGGAGGTCTGATACATGGCAACACCCCCGAAGCGTGGTCGTGGCAGACCGCCGCTGACCGAAGCTGAAAAGAAAAAGCGTGAGAAACGGGCGCAAAAAGAAAAAGAAGAAGCCGCTGCGAAGCGTGAGAAAGAGCGAGAGAAGAAGAAGCAACAGATGCTTAACAAGCGGAAATCTATCCGCTCACAGGTGAGTAAAAAGGTGAAAGAACAACAGGAGTTAGCGATCACGAGGTCTAAGATGCTGAACACAGGCGATTTGCAGTCAAGAATCGGTGATGAAGAGGACAAGAAGGTCATTGGCATGATTGCAGCCAAGTATTTTGGCGACCTTCCGAGCGTGGACATGAACAACCCGATTGAAGTACAGCAACGTCTTGACTTCTTCTTTGACGCTTGCATCGAAGCCAGAATCTCCCCTGTGGTGGAATGGATTGCGCTGGTTCTGGGCATCGAATGGGTGAGCCTGAAGCAAATTATGGCAGGGAAGCGCCGTGACGACAGCTTGCAACAAAAGTACATCCTGAAGCTGATTCTGCAAATGCAGTCCATGTGGGCGTACAACGGTATGTACGGTCAAGAGAACCCGGCAGAGTGGATTTTCCGAGCCAAGAACTACTTTGGTATGCGTGACAACGTGGAAGTCACCGTTGCACCGCCCGAACAGCCGTTGGGTGATGCCCAGAGTGCAGAGCAGCTAGCTCAAAAGTACCAGGCAGCTTTGCCGAAGGAGATTGACGTGGAGTACAGAGAGGTGGAGGAACATGACTGACGGCGATTTTATCCGCTCCATGACGGACGAGGGTGAAAAGATTGATTCTTCCGCTGACATAATTTGCCCTCAAAAAAATTGCCCGTGGTGGAATGAACATCAATGTCAATATCACCATTTCTGGGGCAAACATCCAACTTTTTGGCTCAATCGTTGCGAAGCGTATCTTTTTGATGGATGGAGAGGATGGAAAGCCGACAAAGAAATCCTGTTCAAGGATGTTGGGGAGGAAAAAAATGAGATTAGTTGATGCAGATAAGCTGACTTGCTTTCTTGAAGGTTACAAGTCCGCCCCTATCGTTACAAGAAAAGAAAATCCGATTTCAGTAGAACGAGTAATTGAAATTTTTTGCAACCATGTAAAAGCTGCTTGCACAATTAATCAAGAAACGATGCGACCGATTGCGCACTTAAACATTTATCCAAATGATGATGATATGGATAAGACTTGCTATTGTTCTAATTGCAACGAACATTTCCCGGAAGATTGGCTTTATCCGGGGTGGGAACATGGTAACACAAAATTAAAGCCCATTAAGTATTGCCCTTATTGTGGAGCAGAGTTTGAAAACAAAATCTAACATGAGGAGGAACTAATGCAGACTGACAGAGGAATCTACCACAAGCGAGTATGCAACCGCTGCGGAGCTGTACGGGGCGGCAGAATGATGAACCCTGACGAATACTTCAAAGACTGGGCGTGGCGCAGGGACACAGGCGACCTGTGCCCGGAGTGCTATGAAGAGTACAAGCGAGTGATCGGGCGGTTCAATGCCAACGGAAAGAGAAAGAAAGGGCAGATATAATGGACGTTTACTGCACCACCGAACATTGCTCTTGCATGGGCATCAAACAGTTTTCTGCTGGCAAGGCTATCCGATGCACGGCAGAATCCTGCAAGAACAAATCTGAACCGTCCTGTGGCTCTTGTAAATGGTACGCAGAGCCGGAGGGCGTGTGCGTGAACGACCAGTCAGAACACGTTGCAGACTTCGTGTGGAATGAACGTGGATGCAAGGAATTGGAGAAGAAAGATGAGCGGAAGTAATGTAATCAGGCTGGGCAATGGCATTCTACTGGGCAGCAAAGGGAAACTTTTATGCCAAACTGTGGACAAGTCCTGCTCAAACTGTAAATGGTACGACAGATTCTCGTGGGTCTGTTACAACGGTCTGTCTGAGTGCCGGGCTGATTTTACAGACCCGGACGATGTGTGCAAGGAATGGGAGATGAGAAAATGAGCTACGATATTTATCTATGCGACCATGTAACGCATAAACCGCTCAAAGCGGATAGTACGCATTTTATCGCTGGTGGTATGCGCGCTATGGGCGGTACAAAAGAACTGTGGCTCAACGTCACCTATAATTACGGTCACTTCTATTATCGACCGGAAGTGTTTGGCGAGGGCGGCATCCGCTCCATCTACGGCAAGACAGGCGCAGAAAGCATTCCGATGCTTGAAAAGGCTATTTCTGCACTAGGTGACGATGTAGACGACAGCGACTACTGGAACGCCACAGAGGGTAACGCCAAACGCGCCTTGTACGGTTTGCTTGCATTTGCAAAAATGCGTCCTGACGGCGTGTGGGATGGAGATTGAAAGGAGAAAGGGCGATGAAAGTTGATTGTCCGTGGTGCAAAGTCGAAATGCTAAGAGTAGATGACCTCGTTTACAAGTGTTTTTACGATTTTACAAACCTTAAGGCGACCTGTTCTGGATGGAGATGCCCAAAATGTGGCAGAGAAATGTTTGACCGAAAATCGCTATTGAATGCAAATCTAACAATGAAGGCAGAAAAGGAAGAAGAAAATGGACGCTCGGCCTATTGACGCTAATGCACTACGGAAACGTATTAAAAAATGGATGCAGGAATTTAGCGAAGAATTTTCTACGGAATATCGGTATCAGAGACGTGACTTGGAAGATTTGTTAGATTACATCGACACTGCGCCAACAATCGAGGTGAAAGGCAATGGCTAATTATCCAGAATACCTTGAACGAAACGCACTTATTGAAAGAATCGAGAAAGCATATTGCGATGGCTGCGAGAACTACAATGGAGTTAGATGCCGTGCTTGCGGTATTGGCGACGCCATTGACGTAGTGGAGGATGCCCCGACAGCCTTAGAACGTACTGCTAGATGGATTGTACAGGACGATACATTTACAAGGTTCGAGTGCAGCAGATGCCACACAAAAAATCATCACACACGTTGGGACTATTGTCCCTCTTGTGGAGCGAAAATGGAGAACGCACATGGCTAACACACTCTGGCATCCAGCAAGCGAACCGCCGCGAGAACGGACGCAACCTTTGTTGCTTGCGACTAAGACAACGTGGCGTGATAAAGATGGAAAAATGTTGCAAGGAATCTCGCCGACAACGTATTTTCTAGGCTGTTACGCAGACGGCCAGTTCTGGGATGAGATAGGCGAGAGACTGCCGAAAGATGTGACGGTAACGCATTGGATGGCGTTTCCGATGGTATGAGGTGATGAGCATGAGCAATTGGATTAATGTCAAGGATAGATTGCCAGATATTCCGAAAAATGATTTTGCCAGCGATTATGTTCTGATTCACGACGAAAAAGCTGGTGACTGGGTAGCCTATTATGATGCAAACGGTGGTTGGTGTGAAGCAAGAGAGTGCATCCCATTCAAAAATGTTACACATTGGATGCCTATGCCTGAACCGCCTACGGAGGACTAAATATGGATGGATTTGAAGCGTTAACAGAAGCGATGAACCGCTGTGCTGCATCGATTGAACAGCTTGCAAATGCTATCAGACAGTCCGAAACGCAGTGCGGTTACATCAAGCAGAAGCACAATCGGCCTGTATACCGTAAATGCGCAAAGCTATTTGAAGGTTGCAAACGAATTACGAGAACGAGAGAAGGATTCAGAAAATGACAGAATTGAAATTATGCCTTTGCGGAGCGGAGCCACATATCGAAAAAGAAAAAGAGCCTTTTGGCGTTTATGAGCGTTATGTAGCTTTATGCGATAAATGTGGCAGACGTTCTCAAACTTTTTATTTTTTGCCATCAGCAATTATAAGCTGGAATAAAAGAGCAGTAAGAACAATATAAAGGAGAAAAAGGATGGAAGAGCTTAAAAAATGCCCGTTCTGCGGTGGGGAAGTGGCTATTGCAGAAACAGGAACTGATATAAAAAAGTGGATGTTTATTTCGAGAGCGCACGGAGAAAACAAATGCACTTGCCGTGTTTTTATGGAAAGTGGGGAGTATTGGCTTGATTGCTCCGAAAAGGATAAAGAGAGAATTAAAGCCGACCTTATCGAAGCATGGAACAAACGCTACAAAGAGGACTGAGTATGGACAAAAAACGAGACAGCTTTACATTCCAACGATACTACTTTGAAGCCATCTCCACACTCAAAAGTAAAGAGAAGTTGGAACTCTACGATGCAATCTGTGCATACATTTTTGAAGAAAAAGACGCAACTTTGAACTCAAAAAAAGCAGAATCTTGCTTCATTTTGATTAAGCATCTGCTCGATGAAGAATCGAAAAGAAGCGATATTGCGTCAAAAGGATGGTCTACGCGAAAGTCAGCTCATCCTCATGTCATAAATGAGATGAAGGTCAGCTCATCTATGAGTTCAAAGTCAGATGACGATGAACTCACTATATCAACTGACAGTCAGATGAACGTCAAGACCTTGTCGGAAAGCGCGGTCAAGAAGAAACCTGACATCTTCTCCGACTTTGCTCATGGCGATAAAGTCCTGCTGGAATCCCTGCGAGAGTTCGCACAGATGCGTACAAGAATCAAAAAGCCTATGACAGACCGGGCAAAACAGATGCTCTGCAACAAGCTGGAAAAGTTTGATCGGCATGACTGGAAAGCCATTCTCGACCAGAGCATCTATGCCGGATGGCAGGACATTTACGCATTGAAACAGGATGACCAGTACGAGCAAAGTACGGAGATGGAGTTTCCTAGACTATGACAATGGACGTTCAAACGGTATTTATCGGTGCGCTGATGCTCTGCGAGCCGGGCGTTGTGGATGAAATCATACCAGACCTTGAACTTGACTTGTTCAGACCTGAGCTGAGAGACGCTTTTGCGGCTGTTCAGGGCTATTGGACGGCTAGGGGTAAGTTAGATATAGTCGAGATAAACACGCAACATCCAGACGTAGCGCAGACGCTCTTGGCGTGTGTACAAACCTGTGAATCAGAGTGTGTACGAATTGACAGGGAGCAGATGCAGCGTTGGACACAGCTTATCAGAGAACAAGCGGCACTCACTCGTGTGCAAGGCCTGGCATTCCAAATGACCAGCGAGCTTACCGACTATTCTGATCTATCAGACATTTACCAGCAGATGGGTGAGGCAATGAGCCTGAAAGCTGAGGAAGAAGATGCGTGGACATACGAGGATGTGCTGAACGACTATGTGCTTCACATGGACGAGAAGCCTGTGTACATCAAGACGGGCATAGAGCGGCTGGATGAAGCACTGCACATTTCTCCGGGTGATTTCATCATCATCGGCGGAAGACCGTCTGCGGGCAAGACAGCCCTGTCCCTGCAAATAGCAGCAAGCATGGCAAAGCAGAACTACACCGTGTACTATTTCAGCTTGGAAACCAGCAAACGCAAGCTGGGTGCACGCCTGATGGCTAATCAAATATACTGCCCTCTGGACACGGTGAAAAATAAGGCGGTCAGCTTGAATGAGATTGACGGACAGGCAAAGAACATGAAGATGCCTTTATATATTCGCTCCGCTGCCGGGAAGAACGTGGCGTGGATGAAGGCTCAGGCTCTCCGTAAAAAGGCTCAGGTCATTTTCGTAGACTATCTTCAACTCATCCACGAAACAGGCGCAAAGGACAGATATGCCGCCATTACAGCCATATCCATTGCCTTACACGAGTTGGCGCAGACAACAGGCATTGTCGTGGTGGCACTGGCACAGCTTAATCGAAACCCATCCAAGCCCGGAGCAACGCCTACTAACTCCGACTTACGAGAGAGCGGGCAGATTGAACAGGACGCAGATGCAATCATCCTTCTGTCCGGCGATAACCCCGACAAGTATTTGTTCCGGCTAAGCAAGAACAAGGAAGGTGGGATAGGCGACCTTCCCATCACGTTTAACAAGCAGATTCAACGGTTTCAAGAATACACTTGGATGGATTGAAAGGAGAACGAAAAGATGACGCAGAATCGATACAAAAAACTGTTAATGTCCATTGGCCTGCAACGCAATGAAGCTGATTTTGCCGTAAGACTTTTTATCGGGGCTCATCGGGGCGATGAAAGACGCCATGCAAACATCTTCCAGACGTACGATGGGCTTTGGGAGACATTTCAGTGGGTTATGAGAACACCTGTTGACCAGCTTCCGAAAATCACTCTGGTTGAAGAATGAGCGCAATACAACGAACCGCCAAGAGCTGTTCTGTCAACTTATGACAGGATGGCTTTTTCTTGTTTCGTTTAAACACCGAGAGAAAGCCTGTTTTAAGGCGTTTTAGGTGCCGGACGATAACTTTATCGACTTAATCACAAAAACTCTCCACAGACGCTCGTAGGCGGCTCTCCGTTGATGCTGATGACATATCTCAGACTAGACCATGCAATCAGACCAATGCAGGAGCGGGCAGAACGTCTTTTCAGGGCCAGACGTGAAAGTTATCGGGTCAATCAAAAAAACGCGACAGACAGGCTCTCACACGCCTTTCCCGCGATGATAGCAGCCAGATGGGCGGATGCCAACGACTATTTGCCCAATCGTAGGACTGATTGAGACGAAAAAACGCTTCGACTATCACTTTCGGAAATGGCTTTCAAATTTTTGTCCCCTTTCCCCCTTGTTTCCTCTTCCCCCCTTTTGTCCCCCTCTTTCCCCTACAACCCCTATTACTCCCTATAATCCCCCTAACATCTTCCGTGCTCCCCCTTTCCCTCCCCGTGTATTTAGCGCGCCCGCAGGCGTTATATGCGCGAGCGCGCGCGTTGACGGAGCCGGGTGTGCCATGATAGTTCAAAAGTGAATAAATAACACTTATGCGAAATTGTAAACTGGCTCTTTCCCCCTACAACCCTCTATCTCCAAAGCTACACCGTTAGCCAGCAGAGCAGACCGTAGGCAAAAGCTGGCGTGATGTTCGGGCTGGTGGATGGTCTGCGACTATTCCACATGGAGAATTGACTTTATTTTGGAGTCGGCTGAATATGTACAAATGTTGCGTTGACTATTCCTAGCAAAATACTATGGATTGAGCGAGATACCGTAGTGCATTACTGGGAATTAAATCAAGCAGGAACAGGCCGAATCGGATGGTACGAGTTATTATACGAAATAATCTATGATTATCGGGAGTAACTATATTTGTATACTATAATAAGTACTGTTATTATACGAAATAGATATAACTAGCGGAGGAATATATTATGCGAAATTGGAACGAGAGGTGATTTTTGGTGATGTCTGACTACTTAACGACTATCGCACCTCTCTTTCTCTAAAAGGCGAACGACTATTTCACACAAAAAATACACGACTATTTGACGATGATTCGCAAGAAAATGCTACAACTATTACTCTACGACTATCGGCGGGCTGTTTGTTACTATACGATATATAGGACTTTCAACAGCCAGTCATCTGACGACTTTACGACTATTTCAAGACTATTTTATTGGAGAAATTACGACTATTGGCTACGACTATTTCAGAAGCTGTTACGACTATTCCAGCCGGAACGCTACGACTATTGCTGACCTCTATTGGCTATCGGGCGAAAGCCCGAAAAGAAATGCGGCGGTAGCCGTCAATGGTTCCGCGCCGCCCGCCGCGCCCCTGCTGCTGGACTGCCCTGCCGGGTGGAGGGCGACAGGCTGACCCGGTGCCAGATCGCAAGCCGCCGGGTTGACCCTGTACAGGTGGAGGCGCTGACCCCTCAGCAGGTACGCCGGGTGCGGCACTTGCCAGCGATCTACACACGGTAGGAGCTGACCCCGCCGGGCTGGCATGGTCTGCGGTATGCTGCACCCTCTTATATACATTATTATAATAGGCGGTCTGTGTTGAGCTGCACAGCGTCCGGCGTGGCGTGTGTGGTATTATAGCCGTTTGTGTCGGTCTGGCGTCTGCGGCGGTAGAATGGGGCAAATAACAGGAAACGCCACTGTAAAGCCCTGTGCGCTGTTTTGTGGTGTGAGCGGTATAACTGCATTGACAGCACAAAACGCGCCGTAAACGCTTGTATGTGGCTGTATTGCAGCAGGGCAAAATAAAAGCCCTGCACCCTCAGCAGATGCAAGGCAAAAGAAAAGCCCGGCCATTTCTGACCGGGTGGAATGATTCTTATTTGCTGGCCTTAAAGAGCGCAGAGAAGAACCAGAAGAAGAACAGAATGCAAGAAAATATCACTTGTCGCACCCCCTTATACAACGCTGAACCGCTTGTATGTGGTGCGCTTGCTGCACTCGGCGTAAATATCCGGGTGCGCTGCCTGTAAAAGCTTGCTATCAAGCCGGACACTTTGCACATCCTTATAAATGGCCTTTGCCGTGCCCTGTACCATTTCCGGCGCGCCGTGCATCATGGTAATTATTTCAGCCTTTACAGCATCATTCATTGCTTCAAGCTCTTCAATCAACCGCTTGTTTTCCCTGTATTCATTTACTCTTTTTTCAAAATCAGACATTTTTATACCTCATTTAATAGCAAATGTATTCTACAGATTCCCAATATTCGTCGTTTTCGGCATTCCAAGAACGGATTTCGGTTTTTTTAATTCGTTTGATAACGTCGTAGGCGTGGCCGTGATATACGGCATACCGATATTTTGCAGTATCTAATACGCCAGCTTTAAGCAGCTTTGCACGAAATGTTTTTGTCATTGTCTTGCCTCCTTACTGCTCCGCCCGATTGTTGAGCCAGACCAGACAGAGAAGAAAGCCGGAAATCATGCCGCCCACGTACCAGAGTGCAGCCCACTGTGTTGCATCAAGTGCAATCATATCACTGCACCCCCTTGCAATACAGGCCGTTAGTGCGGCAGATAGTGCGGATACGGTTGCAAGCTTGATGCAGTGCGCGGGCTTGCACATCAAGCCACGTTTCCCGGCTGTTAGGCTCATACATCCCGCCGTGCTTGCGCTTGAGTTCGGACGGAATGCAGACGCGGGCGGCAATGTCAGCATCATAGCAGATGGAGCAGCCGCCGTTGCTGTACTGCTCCCAGCAGCTTGCGCCGTTGAGCGCCCACTGCTCAAGCTCTGCGCCGTCAAGGGGCAAACGCTCCATATTGTCCGCACCCTCCTGCACATCCTCCAGCAGGTCGAGAGCGTACAGCGTGACGGCCTTATTCCATGCGCTGCGGTCGTGGCGGGCGTTGAGTTCGGCGCGGATGGTATCTGCGAGTGCGGTATAATCGATGGTCTTTTTCATGGTTTTCGTCCTCCTGTTTTGTAACGGTATTTGGTGTATCTTTTGTTTGTGCCTTTATTATACTCCGTTTAGGGTGGTATGTCAACAATTTGGAAGCAAATAACTACCACAAGAAAAGCAAAATAAATCTAACGGAAGTTGTGCATATTGCTACCAATAAACCATGCCAAAGGTAGCACTGCCATAATACACACGATAAAGCGATTGCCCGCCCCCCAGCGCCCCGCACCCTGTCCGATCGTCACGGCGTGGTCTGCCTTGCATCTGGTACGGTCTGCCCTGCTGCCTGTGATGTGTAGCCGTTCCGGGTGCGCTGGGGCTGGGGTCTCCACCGGCGGGGTATACAGCCGCCGCCTAGCCCCGCCCGGTCAGTCGTCTCACCACCGAAAAAATAAAAAAGGCTCAAAAAACACCCTACCCCCTATTGTCAATCTCAAAAATTCCGCCGCAAAAATAAAAAGACCCCTACAAAGGGTCTGCGTTCTGTGCTATACTTGCCTTACAAGCCTTGAAAGGGAGGAATCTACAAAAATGTACGCCTTATTTGGAATGATTGCTCTGGTTGCAACGCCTGTGTTTGGAGCGCTGTGTCTTTACAACAAAGCAACGCATAAGAAAGACAATCGGATGTTAATTGCTTTCTTTGTATCATTTGCAGTTCTTGTTATATGTTTGGCTGTAACACCAGAGCCATCACATGATGAATCGGCAAGCTCCGGCGTTACATCTTCCTCCGCCAAGTCTACGGCAACGGAACTGGATGATAGCTCTATTGAGGAAGTTTCAGAAAGCTCAGCAAGCAGTACTCCGGCATCTCAAAAAGCGGCATCCGAATCTGAACGGCCTATAAGCTCTGAACCCGCAAGCAGTGAGCAGGTGGCATCCAGTGCTTCTTCGCATAACCCAGATGATGATATTCCAACGCTTGATTTGGATGACTATGCAAAACAGGCGGCCGACAACGCTGTAAAGGCAAAAGACAAATACGCTGGTAAGCAATATAAGGTGACATATCAAGTCAACAGTGTATCAGACGCAATGATTAAGTTGGATAATCCGTACACTGTTATGTTCAGCGTGAACTTCGTCACTTCTCACAGCATTGGTTATACCGTTTATATGGCTGGATTCCCGGAAAACGAAAAAGACAAGATTTCTATGCTTTCTCCCGGCCAGACCGTTACATTCGTCGGTGATTTTGACGGAAACAAATTCACTGATTGCCGATTCATAGTTCCGTAAATAAAAAGCCAGCGGCTAGATGTTCTCTAACCACTGGCTTTTCTATTGGACTGTTTTACGGAGAACAAAAATGTTCACCGTGTGAGTTTTTCGGATTTTTCAGAAAAACCTCAATTATCCGTTTCTACGGATGCTTGCATAGAGCAGACGGAAGGTCTCACGGCCTTTCGGCGTTACTTTGGTCTGTACGCCACCGTGCTTGTTCTTCTGGTTGCAGTACTCCTTAACTGCAAACAGGCCGTCACCCTTGCCCGCTTTCGGCAGGATGCCCTTGCTCTTGTCACGGTAGATGTAACCGTCAGAAATAAGCATCTTGATGAACAGTCGTTCAGGAATACGCAGTTCCTTTGCGGTAGAACGGAAGTTGGTAGATACGTTCCACGCAACGAGGTCGTCAAAGTAGTCCGCTTTGGGCTGCATCTCCTCGTTCTTTTCGCAGAGTTGCTTGTTCTGCATTTGCAACGCTGCACTCTTTTCCTTCTCGGCTTTCATGTTCTGAATCAGACCGATCACGAAGTCCGGGTTAGCAATAGCCGTCTCCAACAGGTTGTCGGTCATGTACATTCCATGCTTGCGGATGGACGGCAAAACCTCGTGAGTGACCCAGTGCTTGAATTTCTTTAATTGCTCTTGTCTATTGGAAATATATTCCTCATTGACACCACGAGCTTTCTCTGGCTGCATTGCAAACAACGCAGAATAAAGCCCAGCTTCATTTACAACAGTCATGCTTTGTGTGCCGCCGGGGGTGTTGATTTGTGACACACCCTTTTCTTCATCATCTAATCTGGCGGCAACGCGCCGATAATTGGTTTCTCCAAATGCTACACATACATCTTTCAGCACAAACCACGGTTCGTTGTCAATAAGTGCGGCACGAATTTCGCCAAACTCGGCGTTGTTGAAGATTTTGATGTTCTCAGACAAAGAAAGTTGCATTAAAAAGCTCCTTTTCACTTGTGAGAGAAGCAATTTTCTGCTATAATAACGGCGAGAGAATGCTTCTCTCAGGGTTTACATGATACGTTCGCTAAAGTTTGCCGACCTGAGCGAGCGTATCATTTCTTTTCATTAAGCATCGGATGAAGCAAGAAGAACGATTCTCGCAGCGCAGAAGACAAGGAAACCATGTTCTTGATGCAGTAATCTTGCAAGTGATTGAACTGGCGTTCCGTCAAGCTGATAGTTAATGTGCGATTGTATCTCTCAGCATAAGGATTGCTCATATTAGCCCACCCCCTTTCGATTGTTGGTGATATTAGTATAACTATGTTTTGTGCTAAGTCAAGGTATGAAACACTATCCGTAGTACTGCTATCTGTACTATCTTCCCGTTTTCTGCATTTTTCACAAAACTTAGCTATCCTTTTTGGCCGCTCCCGCTTCGTACCCTGCCCGGTAGTTCAGTTCGGACAGCTTACCCAGCGCTTCTGCGTACTCCCTGTCCTCGCTGGTCGGCTCTTTGCCATGTGCGATGGTTTTCAGAAATTCTTCGGTTGTCGTGGGAAAGTTCATGTTTTTTGCTCCTAACTCTTGCGGAGAGCAGCCCTTTTTGGTATAATAGATTCCGAAAAGGGAGACTGCCCCCTTGGTGGTTGCAGGTTCTCGTTTCGTGATGTGGATAAGCTATCAGCGTAACTTTGGACGGTGGCGCTGGTAGCTTATTTTTTTATGCTTTGATGTTCTCAACGTATGATGCTACCCACTCAATACCCATGCGGATAACATCGACCTTTGAGATGCCCAATGCCTTTGCGCTGCTCTCCATGCTTGCGATCTGGTTCTCAGTGAGCCGGGTGCTTATCATGCGCAGCTTATCACGTTCCGAGGTTTCTGCTCGTCTTGCCAAGCCTATCACCTCGCTTTCGCTGGAACAAGTATAAAACGTGAAAATATGCTTGTCAAGACCCAAAGTTTTACGAAAATGAAGTTTGGCAGAATTACTCCTTATTATAGAAAATTTTCTACCTGATTGTGATTAACTAAGTAAACACCCTTATACTACTCTAGTATGTATAAATACATACTAGAGTATATTTATATATAATAAAAATCAAGAGAACCATGTAAGTACTTCTAAAAATATGTTGACAGTACTACCAAAATAGTGTATAATGGGAGCAGAAAGAGAGGGAGCAAAAATGAAAGTTGGTTATGTGAGAGTTTCAACGGCTGAACAAAATACTGCTCGTCAGGAAGTTATCATGGAACAGCTTGGTGTCGAAAAGGTATTTATGGACAAAATGAGCGGGAAAAATACCGACCGTCCCCAGCTTCAAGAAATGCTTTCTTTTGTTCGCGAGGGTGATACCCTTGTTGTTGAAAGTATTAGCCGTCTGGCGCGTTCCACAAAAGATCTGTTAAGCATTATGGAAGAACTTGACAAGAAAAAGGTCAAGTTTGTTAGCCAGAAAGAAAGCATCGACACTTCCACTCCAAACGGTGTGTTTGTGATGACGATTTTTGCTGCGATGGCACAGCTTGAGCGAGAAACAATGCTGGCAAGGCAGCGTGAGGGCATTGAAATTGCAAAGGCAGAAGGTAAATACAGAGGTCGTAAGCCTGTCGAAGTGGATGAAGAGAAATTCCGTCAGCTTTACAATGATTGGCAGAATGGGAAAAGCACGCCTAAGATTATGATGAATGAACTTGGGCTAAAGCCAACTACGTTCTGGCGCAAAGTCAAAGAATACCGTGAGAAATACGGAATCACCGATGCGGCCACCACCCGCAAATACGTTAACAAAAACGAAAAATAAAAAGCAGCGGCCCACCACAGACCGCTGCTTCAAACAAAAGACCACCAATCCCTCAACAGGATGATAGTACATGAGTATTATACCATTTCTGTTGAGGTGTGGCAATATAAAATCAGCAGAAAGGTAGAATTTATGGATTATCAAAGCATTGATTATTTTAGCCTTGCTTCAATGGTAACTGACTGGATGCGTTATGCTGGGCCAAATGCGAGGAAGGACTTTATGGATTTGGTTCGCAGTACAGATTATAACCGAAGAGCGGCTATTGAAAATGATTTGGGCGATGGATATGTTCTTGATTTTGCGGTAGATCATTCGGACATTATGAATGAGGTCGGTCAATTCTTGGTATATCTTTTTATTGATAACAATGGAGAGATATATTACATTGGAATGGGAAACGAACAACGTATAATGGACAAGAAAAGCAGAAACAATGATTTTCTTAAGCATTATATGAAACATAATTCTAAAATTGTTATTCTTTCAAAATGGAGCACAAGAAAAATTGCACTTAAAATTGAAAAAATGGCTATTTGGATATGCCAAATGAATGGTTTTAGGCTTACCAACATAAAGGAAGTCCTTTCGTCTAAACAATTATATGAGCTTCGGCATATTCCAGAAAATAAAGAAAACGAAACAGAAATACAGTATGAATATAGGCAGTTGACTAGGGAATTTAGTGAAGAAGTAAAGGCTCTTGATAGAATCGAACAATGGCTTTATGAAGATGGAGCCAGCAAAACACCCGGATTTGTAAATACAAAAGAAAACGTCATTTGGGCTATGGAATGCTGGACGATTGATGGCGTTACAAAAACTCGTTCTCAATGGTGCAAAGAGAATAATGTAAGCCTTGCAGGGATAGGCAAAAGACTTGAACTTGGATGCACCCCTAAAGAAGCGCTTACATTCCCAACAGCGCCAGATAACAGAAAACGTCACACAAAAGAATGGTGGGCAGAAAATGGCTATTTCCCCGGAACAGATAAAACATCTTACATTACGCCGTTAAATGAATGGCCTAAAGGATATAAGAAATGCAAGATTGCTAGAAGCAATTTCCCGCCAGACATGGTATCGGATTGCTGAACAGAACAGGTGAAAGGAGTAGTTTATGGAGCAGTATGTCAAACTTGAAGAATTGGTTGATTTCCTTAAAATATGCTTTAAGTTCAAGTGGGGAGATGAAAATGAAGATGAAATAATGGCTCGCATAATGACTACGCTTTATGGGTTCAAAAAGTTTACAAAAGAACAAATCATTCGGACTGCTTGGAAAGAAGCAAAGTATTATGATTTACCAGATGATGAAGTGATTGCAATAAACGTGGATGTCTCTTCGAGATATTATGGGTGGCAAGCAATTGGAAATCTTGTTAACAGAGGCGGCGAAGTTTATATAGACTCTGATGATTACGAGTGGCCTGTCACTCATTGGATGCCGCTTCCACTAAAGCCAGAGGTTTAATATGAAAAACGTAAGAACGGTTTGCTTTATTGGTGAAGAATTTTGCAACGACCTATATCGTTGCAAGGAAAACGGAAAAGTGTATGCAAGGCAGCGCTGCGATGATGAGTATGTCAGATGGCTTACCACAAGCAAATGCGGCGATGGATATGAACCTGAATCCCCGCTGAAAGTCGGCTTAATTATGCGTGTGGTGGGTAAAAATTCCGTTTATTTTGAAGAAGAAATCATCCGAGTGGATGGAATTGGAGATACTTGTGCGATTAAAAAGCATAAAATGAGCTGGGAATGAAAGAGGGCAGTTGATAATGGCTAGAATTGAAATATCAAGAAAAGATTGTAAACGTCTTTTAGGATGGAGAGATAGCCATAAAGATAAAGTCAGAAGTTATATCCCTGCTTTTGATTCTTCAGTTATCGTTGTAAGCGACGATGAAGAAAAACTGCATACAATAATTAGAGCGGAAGAAAACAATCAGCTATTTACCGTCTTGTTTAGAGTTTCCGTTGGCGGCGATTTGCTGCTTAAATTCTTGTGGCATCGAATCTCGCAAAAAGCTGATGTATTTCTTAGTAAGCTACCAGATCGAGAGAAAGAAGAAAACATTCAGAGCGCTGTTTCTGTTTACGCTTCCATAATGGCTTACATGAGCGAAAAAAGACCAGTTGAATACGTATCGCTTGACAAGAAAATTCTTTCAAAGAAAGAATGCGCTAAAAAATCGAGAATCCAAAACAGTGAAAGCATTGTCGTCAAAAACTCATCTCCGATAAGAAAAAATATAAACAATCAACCACCCAAGCGCTCTTATACAAAACCAACTAAAGCTGTGAATGTTCGTGGATTTGTTAGACACTATAAAAACGGAAAGGTTGTCTATATAAAGCCTTTTACAAGATATTCAAATTGCATTGACCCAATTAAAAATAAAACGTATAGGATTGTAGTATGAAAATGAGAGACAGATTGGAACGGATTGAGCTTCGCTTCCTAGATTTTCTGAACGATAATATGCCAATGATAATGATTGATTTCGCATTGATTTGCGGGATGTTCTTGGCGAAAATGCTTGATATATTTGTTTTTTAACAGATTTTAACCAAAAAGAATAAAATACTTTTTGTGCAGTTGTAGGCACTCTTTACATTTTCAGGTAGGGGGTGCCTATTTTTTATGCAGCCAAAGCAGTGTATCGCCATCATCGACAGCATCAAATCGTATGCAAAGCAGAATCCGACCGAAGCGCAGGTCTATGAGGACTGGTTTCAGGCGGTGGTGAACCTGAGAGATGCTTTGCCACAGGACAAGCGGTTCGATGCCTACAAATACTCTGGTGAGCTGCGCTCTGTCTGTGCAGCCATGATGGGCAAGATGAAAACAGGCGAGGACGTGGCGAAGGTTTATGACATTATCGGTCGGACGTATCTGTTTGAAGCAAAAGATGTGTTCGACAGCTATTGCATCTACCTTGAATGGAACCGTGCGCCGGAGAAGAAGTTCTATCAGCCGAGGCGTAGGGTTCTGAAAGTGCTGGCAGATGACCTAGAGGACTTGTTTTATAAGCGGATTGACTTCTTGGGGGTTAGTCTACCTGCTCGCGTCGGCAAGTCCACGCTGTGTATTTTCTTCATCACATGGCTGATGGGCAACCGCCCTGACGTTGCATCGGTTATGAGCGGACACTCTGACAAGTTGACCAATGGTTTCTACGGTGAAGTGCTGTCCATCATCACCGACCCTGTGACCTACAACTGGGGCAAAATCTTTCCTGACGTTCAGCTTGTGGACAAGAGTGCAAAGGACGAAAGCGTTGACCTGAACCGGAAGAAGCGTTTCCCAACACTGACTTGTCGCTCCATAGGCGGCACGTTGACTGGTGCTGTTGAAATTGGCGAGGGCGGCGTTCTGTACAGCGATGACTTGATCGAGGACTTGGAGGAAAGCTTGAATGTTGAGCGTTTAAACAATAAGTACGATGCCTATCTGAATCAGCTGAAAGACCGCAAAAAGCAAGGCGCATTAGAGCTGATGGTCGGCACACGCTGGAACGTGCTTGACCCTCTGGGACGCATCCAGAATCAGTATGCAGACAACCCGAAGTATAGATTCCGGGTTATTCCTGCGGTGAACGAGAACGGACACAGTAACTTCAATTATGACTATGGCGTCGGTTTTGACGATGCCTACTATGCCGATATGAAAGCCAGCATTGATGATGCAACATGGTGGGCAAAGTACATGGGCAAGCCCTATGTTCGTGAAGGTTTGCTGTTCCCTGCCGATGAACTGCGGTATTTCAATGGCGTTCTGCCCGATGGAGAACCTGATCGCAAGCTCATTGTCATGGATATTGCATGGGGTGGCGGGGACTTCACCGCCTGTCCTATCGCTTATGTGTACGGCGATGCTGTGTTCATCCCTGACCTTGTGTTCAATAACGGTGATAAGACCGTGACCAGACCGGAAGTCGTGGGCAAAATCATCCAGCACAAAATCAATGTGGTGCGTGGCGAAGCGAACAACGGAGGCGATGAATACTGTGACGTAGTGGATAGCCAACTCCGGCAGCAGGGTTATCACTGCTCTGTCCGCAGCCAACGCGCGCCAAGTGGTCAAAGCAAGCTGTCCAGAATCATCCAGTATGCGCCGGATATCAAACGGTTCTATTTCCTTGACGAAAAGCACCAGCCGAAAGAGTACAAGGCATTCATGGAACAGGTGACGATGTTTACGCAGCTTGGCAAAGTTCCGCACGATGATGCACCGGACAGTCTGGCACAGCTTGCTGATGAATTGTATAACGGAATCAGTAAAATTGAGCCTGTCAAGAGGCCATTTTGATTAAAAACACAATATATTGTGTTCGCTGGGTCTATTTATTTGATTTCACCACTTGACAAGGCTTATAATGTACACAGGAAGTTTTGCAGCTTCCCTTAAAGGAATAGCTTGCACGCGGGGTTTTGTCATTTTTACTCGCGTGCGTGTCAACAAGCATATTCCTCCTTTCACCGGTGAAGGTTTTCTCACTCTTTCGCCTTCACCGGACTTTATATGTTGCGTTTCCAATTGTAAGGGGAATGCCAGCCTGTCTCCCCCACGGCTGGCAAGCAACGGTTCGATTCCGTTACGCAGCACAACCAACTACCTAGCTTTGCATGGACTTATTCTCCAAAACCTCCACCGCTATTCCCGGCTCTCAATGTAATGTTTAGGCATGGCATTGCAAAGAGCAGCGGTTAACCAATCAAGCCGGGTTTTTATGCTACATTAGCTTAGTATGGTTAGAGCACTCGGCTCATATCCGAGCATACATTGGTTCAAATCCATTATGTAGCACCAAAATTGTAGCTTACCCGTTTTACATCTGTCCGACAACTGAATGTAAAGGCTGCAATGGTTTTCTTCGGGCGAAGAATAGCACGGCTGGAAGTGCGAACAGTTTCCCAGTAGCTTCTGACAGGTCTGTGCTAAACAGCCTGTTTCCAGAAATCCAACGAAAGGAGCGCTCATGCTGGTTAGAATCTGCTGTCCCTGTATCAGGCAGAACCCAATCTATAAGAACGTCCGCTGCAACCGCTATCTTGGCGAAGTAGACGGACGATATCATTTCAAGTGCGACAGATGCAAGGGCGTTATTGAAGGAGACACAAGGGAAGGATGGGTGAAAATCATTCATCCACCTGAAAAATGAGGGAACGATGTTTGGCAAGAAGTTCAAAAAAGAAAAATTGAACGAATACCCATGTGATATTTACTTAAAAAATGCGCTACGCCTTATTCGTGCAAGAGATTTTGATTCTGCATATAGCGAAATCTGCTTTGCAATTATCAAGAGCGGCGGTTCATTAAAAGGCGATGACGCAAAATATTTTAAGAAGTTGCATAATTGAATAGCTTTTGAAGCGCAGTTTTGGCGCAGTGAGATAGACCTTAACAGGTTTGTCTTGCTGCGCTTTTTATTTTGCCGGAAAGGAGGAACACATGGCTGAGTATCAGATAGTTGTTGACGGCTTCTTGAATGAACCGCTGACCGGACGTAGACCGATTGAAACGCCGGAGACGGAAATCAATCGGGAGAATGTGCTGAAAGTGGTAATGGGCAAGGCAGAGCCTATTCATCTACTGAATAAGAATGAGATTCGTTTCCTGCACAACTACTACTTGGGTAGTCAGCCTGTCCTCCATCGCACGAAGGAATACCACGCTGAAATCACCAACCGTATTGTAGAGAACCACGCCAATGAGTGTGTGGGCTTCTACACAGGATATATGAGCGGCACGCCGTGCTCTTATGTGCGGTCTGAAACGGCAACAGGTGACGGTGAGGAAATCGCCCGCCTGTCCAACGCCTTGCAGTATGAGGGCAAAGATGCGCTTGATCGGCGGCTCTGGCAGTGGATGTTGGAGTGCGGGCAGGGATACCGCATTGTTCTCCCTGACAAGGGGTACAACGGTAACTACCCGGACGAAACGCCCCTGCTGGTGGATGTTCCAGACCCGGATATGGCGTATGTGATTTACAACTCCGGCATCGGTCACAAGCCCATTGCCAACGTGTTGCACATCCCACGCAATTATCAGAATGACCTGAACGACCTGATTTGCGTATACACGCCAAACCAGTACTTTGAAATCGACAACGGCAAGGTCACGAAGTCGGAGAACCACTCTCTTGGAATGCTGCCGATGGTCGAGTACAAGCTTAACCCGGAGCGGATGGGTCTGTTTGAACCGGCTATTCCTGTGTTGGATGCCATCAACGACCTTGAAAGCAACCGTCTGGACGGTGTGGCGCAGTTCATTCAGTCCATCATGGTGTTTACGAACTGCCTTGTGGACGAGGATGCGCTCAACAAGGTTAAGGAACTTGGCGCGATGTGTCTGAAGTCCACTTCTGGTCTGCCTGCATCTGTTTCGCAGATTGCAAACGAGCTTGACCAGCAGCAAAGCCAGACCCTGCTTGATTCCATGTTGAACGTGTACCGCAGCCTGACCGCCATGCCTAGTGCCACTGGTAGCGAGAATGCAACGTCTGACAACGTGGGCGCAGTTATTGTCCGCAACGGCTGGAACCACACAGAAGCAAGGGCGCAGCAGTACGAGAATATGTTCAAGTTCTCGGAACGCCAAAGCCTGTCTGTGATGCTGAAAATCCTGCGTGATACGGTTAGTTCTAAACTGATGGCAAGCGACATCAACATCAAGCTGCCCCGCCGTCAGTACGACAATCAGCAAAGCAAGGTTCAGATTTTTGCACAGATGCTTGGTCAGAGCATTGACCCGCAGTTAGCGTTCACAACGCCCGGTCTGTTCCCTGACCCGCAGGCTGCTTACGAAATGAGCAAGCCCTTCCTGATTGCCGCTGGCAAGCTGGGTGAGGATGGGAAAGCTCCGAAACCGCAGGAACGGCTTAAGCAGGATGTTACCGACACAAATGCTGGGAACATGGCTGATAAACAACCAAACAATGCGGATGGAAAAAAAGATAATGCGTGATTTTTGGAAACAGCTGTTTTGCAAACATGACTATACGCTTTCTCGTTGGCATTGGACGCACGGCATCAACGGAAACGAACCACGAGAAATGGAGTGCGAGTATATCTGCACGAAATGTGGGAAATTCAAATGGACACACCCTGACCGAAATTCGGCGCGAGAAAAATCTATTTTGGATAGCGGCATTGAGCCGTACAAAAGAATTTACCCAAAGGAATAAAGAATCACCCCGAATTTTCGGGCTGATATATTCCGGCAGGGAAGCCGGGATACAAATTTCGCAGCGTTGCAGGGAAGCAACGGTAAAAAAACGCAGGAGGAAATTAACGATATGAAACTCAATGTGTTGCTTGGTGATGCCTACAAAGAGGGCATGACCGCCGATGAAATCATTTCTGCGCTTGAAAAGGTTGCAGACCCTAACGCAGAAGTAGAGAAGCTGCGCAACGCCGTGACGAAAGCCAATGGCGAAGCTGCCGAGTACAAGAAGCAGCTCAAGGCAAAGCGTACCGATGACGAGAATGCTGCGCAGGAACAAGCTGACAAGCTAGCGGAGATGCAGAAGCAGATTGAAGCCCTGACTGCCGACAAGGAGAACCTCGTCAAGGAAAAGACCCTTGCATCTTACCGTGAGAAGTTCGTTGCACAGGGTTATGACGCTGAACTTGCCAACAAGGCTGCATCTGCACTGGCTGACGGTGACATGGACAAGGTGTTTAAGTTCCAGTCGGAGTTTATGACCGCCCATGACACCGCATACAAGGCTTCTCTGCTGAAGGATATGCCCACACCTCCGGGTGCGGATGGCAAGGGCGGTTCTGACAGTGAGGGCGTGGCGTTTGCTAAGAGCCTTGCACAGCAGAACGCAAATGCTTCTAAGGCATCGAGTGACGCAATGAGTGCTTTCCATTAACAAGGAGGAAAACATGAAGTTTACCCGAAACACGGTCAACGGAATCAACGATACCATCCTTGCTTCCAATGACTACACCGCCATTCCCTTTACCGTGACCGAAGTTGCTGCGGTTAAGGCTGGCTATCCCATGACCAAAGCTGGCAAGAAAGCAACCTCTGCCACAGCAGACGGCATTCTTCTGTATGACGTTGACCCGGCAGAGAACCCCAATGCTTCCCTGCTGATTCGTGGCGTTATCGACACCAAGAAGGCTGCCGCAAGCTCTGGCTTCACCTATGATTCTGATGCAATTACTGCGCTTAAGACTGCCATTCCCGGCATCTTCTGCCGTGACAACATCAGCGTGAACGCTTAATAGGAGGTAAAACAACATGGCACTGAATCTTAAGGAAGTCTTTGCCCCGGCTGCGATTGCCGCCTATTGGACGAATGACCCTACCAATGCGATGCCCTTTGCATCTGACGCACTGTTCCCCGCAAAGAAGAAGGCGGGTCTCGACCTGAAGTGGCTGCGTGGTCACAAGGGCGTTGGCGTTTCTCTGATGCCCAGCGCATTTGACGCAAAGGCTACGTTCCGCACTCGCGAGGGCTTCAAGTTCGATGAGACCGAGATGCCGTTCTTCCGTGAGGGCTACCATCTGGGCGAGAAAGATCGTCAGGAAATCCTGCGTGTTCTGGACAGCAACGACCCCTATGCTCGTGACGTGATGAACCGTCTGTACGATGACACCGCACAGCTTATCACTGGCGCTCGTATCGTTCCTGAGCGCATGATCTGGCAGCTTCTGGCTCCCACCAATGGCGTTCCTAGCATCACCATCAAGGCAAACGGTGTGAACTACACCTACAACTACGACCCGGACGGCACTTGGAAGTCCACCAACTACAAGGAAGTCTCTGTCGCAAAGTCCAAGTGGAACGTCACCACCGCCACTCCTATTGCTGACCTGAACGCCGCAAAGGACGCTGTTCTGGCAAGCGTTGGCGAGGTCGTGACTGAGGTGTACATGAACACCGCTACCTTCCGCAACATGATTGCTGCGGACGAGGTGAAGAATCGGTTCATGACCGTCACCGCAAAGGCAAACGCCGTTCTGCTGGATGCCGAAGCACGGCAGATTATCGAGTCTGCAACCGGTCTGACCATTCATCTGTACGACAAGATGTTCAAGGCAGACCAGTACAGCGCAAGTGAGAAGTATCTGTCTGACGGCATGGTGGTGGTTGCTCCTTCCGGTGCTCTGGGCAGCACTTGGTACGGCACTACTCCTGAGGAAGCCGACCTGCTGTCTGGTCAGTCTGGTGCATCCGTGTCCATCGTGAACACTGGCGTTGCCATCACCACTGAGCTGACCATTCACCCGGTCAACGCTAACGTCTATGCTTCTGAAATTGTCCTGCCTTCCTTTGAGCGCATGGACGCTGTGTACTGCATCAAGGCTTACTAAGGCGAAAGGAGGAAAGCAGCATGGGAGACCAGTATTCTGAAGCGGCAGTCAAGCTGGGACGGTACATCGCTCCTGCACTTGACCGTGAAGTCACGGACGAGGACTACCCACTCTTCGACCTGCTGCTTGATTTCGCCAAAGACAAGATATTTGCACAGGGCTACCCTTTCGGCAACAGGCCGGACGAGCTGCCCTTGCAGTATCAGTCGTTGCAGATACGCATTGCAGCGGAACTGTACAACCACATCGGCGCAAACGGACAAACGAGTTATACCAACAACGGCATTACTCGTGTGTGGGAAAGCTCCGATGTGGCGCAGTCCCTGCTGAACGAAGTAGTTCCGAGAGTAGGTGTTATCGGCTGATGTTCAATGGAAGCCCGCTGGACAAGCGCCCGCTGTGGTATTCAAACCCCATCGGCGAGAAAGAACCTGTTGTGGACGAATGGGGCAACGAAACCGGCGAGACATCGCAGACGTGGAGTGACCCTGCAAAGCTGATGCTGAACGTCAGCCCACCTACTGGTTCTGCGGAAGCAAGCCCTTTTGGGGCGTTCACGGATTACAGCTATGTGGTCAGTTCGTCCAGCAAAAAGCATAACACTCCACTTTATGAGGGAACGCACGTCTGGTTTCAGACGGACGTTTCAAAGCCCTTTAACTACATTGTGGTCAAGGTCGCAGAGCATATCACGGACACGTTGTATGCGCTGAAGGAGGTGGCTGCAAGTGAAAATTAAAGTGAGGTTGAGTGATGCCGGACTTCGTGATGCGGAACGTCAGATACAGGAGTACGAGACCACCCTGAACAAAAAGGCGCAAGAGTTTGCAAAGTCGTTGGCTGACAAAGGGCTTGATGTAGCGAAAGTTCGCTTTGCAAATGCAGAATATGCCGGTAGCAACGATGTCTCTTGTCGTGTTGAGCAGAACGGAAACATTTGCACCATCATTGCAGAGGGCAAGTCAGTCGCCTTTATCGAGTTTGGTACCGGTGCGCATCACAACGGATATGGCGGCGAACTGCCGCCCGGTGTTGGTGCGCATGGCTCCTATGGTCAAGGCAAAGGTGCTGGCAGACGTTGGTACTACTACGGTGACCCCGGTAATGCCGGAACCTATGTGGATACCGTTCCCGGCAAGGGACAGTTGAATTACACCAGCGGTAACGAACCAGCTATGGCTATGTGGGGAGCTGTTGAAGAAATGGCTTCTCAAGTTGAAGCAACGTGGAGGGAGGTTTGGAATAGTTGATTGATTATTTCAATTCCATCTACACGGCTGTTGCTAAGGAACTGCGAAAGCAAGTTCCCGGTATCTTCGTTACTAGCGAAATTAGTGACAGCCCTGTTAAGAGGTTTCCGTGTGTGCAGATAGAGGAAAATAACAATTTGCCTGTGCATCTTGATTCTGCCGATCACAGCAAGTACGCCGCCGTTTCCCTGCGTGTGCGTGTCTACTCTAACAAGAACCCCGGGCGCAGTGCAGAAGCACGCTTTATTGTTGGAATCGTGGATTCTGTTCTCGAACCCAAAAAGTTCTATCGCAAATCGTTTGCCCCGTTGAATGGGCTGTACAACAATTCCGTCTATCGGATTGATTGCAGCTATGGGGCAACAATCGGAGAGGACGGAATGATTTACCGAAACTAAGGAGGTAAACATTCTATGAGTACTGCTATCTCCGGTCTGAATACCACCCTGTATTGTGGTGCTACCGAGTCTGCATTGACGAAGTTGTGTGACATCAAGGATGTCCCGGATATGATTTCCGATCCGAACCTTCTGGATGCCACCACCCTGTCTGATCCGATGCAGAAGCAGATTTTTGGTATTAACCAGTCCGATATTAAGGCGTTTACCGCAAACTACAACAAGGAAGATTACGAATCGGTTCAGAAAGCTGGCTACGATGAATCTGCCGAAGAGAACCCCGACAAGTACTATGCAATTAAGATGCAGGACGGCTCCGGATTCACTTGGCAGGGTATGCATCAGGTTGGTCTGTCCGGCTTTGGCGTGGATGAGGTTGTGGAAATGACCATCAACTGCATTTTCCACACCAAGCCGAAGTTCGTTAAGGCGCTGACCATCAACGGCGGCTAAACCGCAAAAATCGAATCAATCAAACCGGGCAGAACTGAACATTGGATTTGGTTCTGCCCCTATTTATAAAGGAGAGCATTTATTATGGCTGCTAAGGTTATCAACTTTCATTCCCCCGATGGCAAGAACACTTACGAGCTGGCTTTCACCCGCGAGAGCGCCGAAACCACCGAACGCAATGGCTTCCAGATTTACGAGTTCTTTAACGGCATTAACCCCGCCAAAAACACGAAAGCTCTGTTCTATGGCGCGTTCATTGCCCGCAACAAGGGAATCAAGCGACAGTTGGTCGATGATATGCTTGGACACATTGAGAACAAGGAAAACTTGCTGGTTACTCTGGCGGAGATGTACACAGATTCCATCAAGTCGCTGATTGCTACCGATGATGAGGACAAGACCGCAAAAAACGCAACGTGGGAGATTGTGTAAATGCACAATCTCAGGAAGCAGACGGAGAGGGAGAGCCATTCTCCTTCTCCAAGCTATTCCACGATGTAGAAGCCTATTACATCTCCATTGGCATGACCTACGACCAGTTCTGGCACGGCGATGTCTGGCTGGCGAAAGTCTACCGTGACGCAGAGGAGCTGCGAGAACGCAGAGCCAATGCTGAAGCGTGGAGAAACGGCTTTTACATGGCATCTGCGCTTTCCTCTACGGTTGGCAATATGTTCCGTAAAAAAGGGTCTAGCCCTATCAAGTACATGGATAGACCGATTCCCCTTACCCAAAAGGAGAAAGACGAGTATGAATACCAACGCGCAGTTGAGGCGCAGGAGCGAATCAAGAGAATGATGTTCTCTATGATGGAAAGTGATGGTGGTAGTGATGGCTGATGTTGATATTACGAGCTTATCCGTAGAGATTTCTGCGGAATCGCATGGCGCAGAGCTTAATATCGACAAGCTTACTGCCGCCATTTCTAATTTGCGCACAAAGGGCAATGTCACGAAGGTTGTGAACAGCCTTGACAAGCTGGCTAGTTCCATTGCGACGCTGAAACAGGCATCCGCCGGAATGTCCGGGCTGGACAAAATTACCAGCTTTTTGAATGGGCTTTCCAACGTCAATACGACCGCAAGCACAAAGAGCATCAACACGGTCGTGAATGCCATCAAGAAGATTCCTGCGGCTGTGTCTGGCTTGAACGGCGTAGACTTTTACTCCATGTCTGGAAGCATTACTCAGCTCACTAACGCTTTGGCTCCGCTATCCATTCTAGACGCATCGAACCTTAAAACTCTTGGCAGCGCTTTCAATGCGATTGGAAAGGTTCCTGACCTGACCGACAAGCTGAAAGCGACAGACCTTGATTCTTTTGCAAGCTCTTGTCAGAAAATTTCTACCGCTCTTACTCCCCTTGCATCTCAGCTTGACAAGGTGGGCAACGCCTTTGCAAAGATCCCTTCGCAGTTGAGCAAGGTGGTCACGCAGGCAAATCGTGTGACCGTCGCCAACGAGAGACAGCGCAAAAGTTATTTGAGCCTTTCCAACCAGCTGAATGGTTTTATGCGGAACATGGCAAAGCTGGTTTCGTTGAAAGCTATCGCTGAGTATCTTGGCAACGCTGTTGCGAAGTTTAATGACTTCTATGAAGCAACAGACCTGTTTCATAATGCTATGGGTAATTTGAGCGGTGAAGCTGATACGCTCATTAGCAAGATGCAGGGCTTACTTGGCGTTGACCCGACCAAAGCGATGACCTACATGGCTACCATCCAGAGCTTGGGCACTTCGTTTGGTCTGGCCAGCGACAAGGCATACGTTCTGTCCAAGAACCTGACTCAGCTTGCCTATGACGAAGGTTCCTATTGGAACAAGGACGTTGCAGAGACCTTTACCGCAATGTCCTCCGCAATCTCTGGCGAAATTGAACCTATCCGCCGTTTGGGCATTGACTTGTCTCAGGCGCGGTTACAGCAGGAGCTTCTTGCTTTGGGCTTTAACAAGCAGGTTTCTAGCCTGTCTCAGGCAGATAAGGCGGTTCTGCGTTACATTGCCATTATGAAGCAGACTGCCAACGTGCAGGGCAACCTTGCACAGACCATCCAAAGCCCTGCGAACCAGATTAAGATTCTGAAAGCGCAGTTGGATATGCTGGCAAAGTCCGTTGGTTCTCTGCTCTACCCTGCCCTGAAATCCATTCTCCCCCCACTGATTGCCGCCGTGCAGCTCATTCGAGAGTTCGTTGAATGGGTGGCAAAGCTGATGGGTGTGAAGGTCGTGTTTACTGATTTCACCAAGAGCGCTGACAGCGTTGGCGGCATCGGTGACGCAATGGATGACACGGCAGACTCCACCAAGAAAGCCGCCAAAGCCCTCAAGGACTACACGATGGGTTTTGATGAGTTGAACATAATTGACCCCACACAGGGGAGTTCCGGTTCTGGCAGCGGCGCATCTGCTGGCAACATCTTGGGCGATGTAGACCTGTCCGGCTACGATATGTTCAAGAACTATGTTGGCACATCTATCGATGAGATGAAGCAAAAAATCAAAAGTATGCTTCCTCTGATTGAATCTATTGCGGCTGCATTTGCTCTTTGGGAGCTTGGAAAGTTCATCAAACAAATCGGTGAAGTTATCAAAGGCATGAACGGCATTCAAAAAGCCGCCGCCATGATTGCCGTTCTTGTTATCGAATGGACACTCGTTCAGAAGTTTTCTGACAGCTTTTTGAAAACCGGAGATGTTAAAGCGTTTTTTGCGGAATGGCTTACCACTGCCGCAGCGGCTATCGGCGGTTACGCTTTGTTTGGGGCCGAAGGTGCATCTCTTGCCCTTATCGTAAGCGCCGTTGCACAGCTTGAATCCATTAAAACCAATCTGTCGCAAGGCACTGCCAAAGCTACTGACGCATCCGTTTGGATTCAAGGCATTAGCGCCGCCGTAACAACTGGAATCGCTGGTGCGGTATTTACCAAAACTGCCACAGGATTTTCGCTCGGTCTTTCCGTTGGCGCTGTTCTCGCCTTGTCTGCCATCACTTATGGTGGCACAAAAGGCGGCTCCATTAAACCGGGCGATTCTATTGATATGTTGCTGACCGCCTTGACGGCGGCTGCTGGCGGTCTCGCTGGTATTACGCTCGCTTTGGCTGCTGGCGCTTCCGCTCCGATTGCTGGCGCAGCGCTTATTCTTGGCGTTGGCGTTGGCGTTGTTTTGGAGCAGCTTGGCATTACCTTTGGCGAAAAAGACCGCATCAAAGAAGTCGAAGATTATATCAAGCGTTACGAAGATGCGGGCTATACAACCCTTGCGATTCACTATCGTTTGAAAAATCTTGGCTTCTCTGATAACGAAATCAATATGGCCGAACAGGGTATTGATTCTACGTTTGAAATTTTCCGATACACATTCAATGAAAAACTTGAAGCGCTTAACGAGTGGTGGAACCAGAAGTGGGAAGGTTTCAAGGAGAATTTCTCAAAGTCTTGGGAAAGCCTTAGCGAAGCCATTGATAAAGCCATAGCTGCGCTTGATCAAGCGAGTGCAGGCTTAAAGCAGTGGTTTGTCGGCGTTGGTGAGTGGTGGAGTCAGAAGTGGGCCGGATTCAAAGAAAACTGGGACAAGGCTTGGAACAGTTTGGTTGATACAATCAAAAATCTCCCCGCAAAATTTTTGGACTATGGCAAAAACATCGTTCAGGGCTTGATTGATGGTATCAACAAAGGCATTGAGAATGCAAAGAAAACTGCTGGTGGGCTTGCAAAAGCCATCATTGACAAGTTCACGACAGATACCGGCATTCACTCCCCTTCCAAAGTTTTTGAACAGTTTGGTATTTACATCGACCAAGGCCTTGCAAACGGCATCACTGGCTCTCTGGGTTATGTCAACGATGCTATGAATAAACTCGTAGACGCCACCAAGCTCAAGGGCGAAGAGATGGCGAACTATGGCATTGACTGCGGCACAAGCTACGTCAACGGCATCATTTCCGGACTAGACTCTAAGTGGGCCGAACTTGATAACAACCTCAAGACCGACTTCTTCGGCACGGCGCAAACTTTCATTCAGGCTGCGCAGAGTGGCGATTGGAAAACGGTCGGCACTACCATTGCCGCTGGCATTTGGGGCGCTATGGGCGATGAGCAGCGTAAACGCGTCAAGTCCGTTGCAAGCGATTTGCTTGGCAGACTGGGCAAAGAGCTGAAAAGTCAAGCTTCTTCTCTGCTGAATACAGCTGCTGCCATTGGCAAAAATCTGGTAAATGGGCTGACTCAGAATTTTGGCGCTGCCACACAAAATACGGCAAAGATGGTCGAGAACATTACCAGCGTGTTCACTAAATCGAAGACTCCGCTCTCGACCGCAGCGCTTGCAATCAGTAAAGGCTTGTCTGGTGGCTTACTGAGCCAGTTCCCGAAGATGCTTGCTGGCGTAGCTGGTTTGATTACTACGATTGGCGGCGCTTTTACCGCCATGCTGAAAGTAATCGGTGGCACGTTGTCCGTGCTTGGCATTCCCACCGGATGGGCGATGGTTGCCGGTGGCGTGGCGATTGCCGCTGCTATCGCAGGCATTATTAGCAGTATCAACCGTTCTAACTATAGCGACAGTTCTCAGTATGTCGGCACATCCAGTTATGACTCTACCTATGGGTCTGGTTCGTATAGTGGAACCTATTCTGCCGCAAGTGGGAATTCCGAAGAGATGAGAGACGCTGTGTACAACGGTTGCTATAACGCATTCCTTGACATTTGGCAGCGTTATGGCGAAGAGCTGTTGAAAGAACAGAACGTGAACGTATATCTTGACGGCAAGCAAATTTCCGCCTCTGTTGATAAAGTGAAGAAAGACCGGGGCGTATCCATTATGGGCACTGAGGTTTACTCTTATTAAGAAAGGATGGTTTCGATGGCTAATATTCCTGCACTGGTTACGGTGAACGGCGTAGAGCTACCGGAACCGTCCTCTTATGAGGGAACTACCAGCACGATCGTGGACTCTGGACGAAATGTTCAAGGCAAAGTCGTTGGAGCTGTCGTACGGAATGACGTAGCAAAAGTCACGATGTCTTGGAATTATCTTACTGCCAAGCAATGGGCCACCATTCTAAGCCTATTTACCGCTAATTTTTACTGCTCTGTTCGGTTTTACAATCAGGTGACCGCAGGATACACGACGCGGCAGATGTATGTCTCTGATCGAACTGCCGGAATGTGGCGCAGAAGCCCGAACAATGGCAGTATTATGGGGTGGACTGGCGCAAAATTGTCTCTTGTTGAGGTGTAATGTATGGAAAGAGCTACCGACAAATGGACGCAAAAGTTTAACAACACGCTTGTGCCCGAAACTTTTGTCGAGATAACGGTTGGCATCACTGCGCCGGGTGTAAACAAAAAGGCAAAATTTGTCACGTCTGCTATGAGTGCGTTCGCAAACGCGAATGCTCTTTCACAAGCGGGAGTGGTTTCCTTTGTAAAATATGGCACAGGAGAGCCTAATCTTTGTGTGCTTGATGGCAGCTTCAAAGTTGTTCCCGCTTCCGCTCCATATGAAAACACCGGGTTCGTTAGCTCTACAATCTTCAGCGCTTCTAACCACCCTGTTCTTTTTGCTACGTTTGCCAGCGAGGTAAAATCTTCCGTTCCGGGCGTCAATATTATCTGGTCGTCTATTTTCAACGAATACGCTACCAACTTCAAAGTCACTTCTTATCTTGGCACGCAAGAGCTTAATTCTGTCACCGTTACAGGGAATACATCGGTATCCTCCGATGTGGAGATTGAGCTGAGCGGGTTTGATGCCGTTAAAGTAGAAGTTTTGGATTGGTGCATTCCGAATCGCAAGGCCCGGATTGAACAATTCAGAATTGGGCAATATCTGATTTTTGACAAGACGAAAATCCTTTCCTATCGTCACACCTCTTCTCGTGACCCGATTTCCGGCCAGCTTTCACAGGAAAGTATCTCGTTTAGCCTTGATAATAGTGACCGTACATGGGATTCTGTCAATCCTCAAGGCATCTACAAATATATTTATGAACGTCAGCCCATCTCTGTGCGCTACGGCATGGATATTGATGGTAAGGTCGAGTGGGTCAATGGTGGCAAGTTCTTCCTGTCGGAGTGGAGCGTTCCCGCCAACAGTATTGAGGCAAGCTTTTCCGCCCGCGACTCCTTTCTTTACTTGATGTCCACTACCTACACCGGCAGAAAATACGGTACGCTCTATGAGATGTGCTATGACGCTTTGGAGCTGTTGGAAGCAGATGAAATCACCTTCGATATTTCGGACGAACTGAAAGATTATTCTGCTGACATCTCTTCGGATGGCTCTTCGTATAAAAACTCTGATATTTTGCAGCTTGCAGCCAACGCAGCGGGCATGGCACTATATCAGACGCGAGATGGCGTTATCACCATCAAGCGGGCGTATGAATTTGGCTCCGGCACGGATGTTGAGGACATCACTCTTCTCAACAATTATTCTTGGCCTGAAATCACTTTCGCACAAAACCTTCTTAATGTCACGACCTCTGTTGGTAACAAAACATACGCTTACCCCGAAAACCCTTCCGGTCGTGGCGTATCTCAGAGCTTGAGCAACGCCCTTCTTTCTGAGTCTACGCTTGAAAAGTCTCGAAACGCCCTTACGGAATCTTACAGCGTGCTTTCCAATCGGCGCAAAGCCACTTTGGAATATCGAGCCAGTCCCATAACGGACGCTTTGGATTTCGTGAAAATCCATCACCAGTTCGATTACAGCGCAACTCTGTTATTGACAAATGTGTCTTACACCTACAATGGATGCTTTAAAGGCAAACTTGAAGGATATATGATGGCGGACGTTAAGTCTTTGATCGTAGACAAATCCAACGAGACACTCGAGTGGGGACAGTCCGTAGTGATCACTGCTACTCTTTCCCCTGCCTCCCAAGATTCGCCTAAAATCAGTTGGTCTGCATCTCCCGAAGGTATCGTTTCCCTCCATGTGCTTACCAATACAGAGGGAAAGTCCACCTGTCAGGTCAAATGGAACTCCCCCGGCACAGCTGTCGTTACTGCTTCTGCTGGTGGCAATTCTGCCAGCTGTTCGTTCATCACCACTGAATATTATCTTTCCAATATTCCGGAGGGCAAGACGGTGCTTATGGACGAAGGTAGCAACGTCGTGGAGTTCATTGTCGCCAAGCATGACTATGAGAGCAAGCTGAACGGGGCAGGACGTGCACTTTTGATTCGTAAGCGTTATCCAGCCCTTATGAATTGGGACTCCAGTTGGTCTGCTTATGCACAGAGCGATATAAATACATGGCTTAATGGCGAGTATCTCAATACCTTCTCTTCGGCACAAAAAGAAGCAATTGGTAGCACTACATTTTATTACACTCCCGGCTTTACTGCTATGGATTTCTCTGTTGGAAGCAGCAAGGTGAGCACTATGTCTAAAGCTGTATTTTTGCCTTCTGCGCATGAATTTGGAGGCGATTGCGAAGGCAATGACGTTTTTGGCTGGACAAAGAACTCTCCTGACTATAAATACAATGAAGGAACTTCGTTCCCGCAGGCCAAGGTCATATTGGAATCCATGCTTGCTGCCGATAAGGCAACTATCACTAATGGCAGCTGCCGTGTGTTTACTCGAACTCCTTACCTTTATAGTGCCTTGTATGCCTCTGGTTACCATTCCAGCGACCGTAAAGATTTTCTGAGTAGGATGGTTACAACTCTTGAAGACACTGTCATCGATGGAAATTCTGGATTTTCAGTATTGTGGGGCCATACAGCTACCATGGGGCCTAATTTGCTCTATTATTGCGCACATCCTTCGTTTACCCTGTCCGAAACTACACAAATCGATGCCAATGGCAAATTAGTTTTTTGAAAGGTGATTACATGGCAACATGGATTACAGACCGCACACAAGCGGATATTGACCGCGTAAAAGAAATCGCTGTCAAAGCCAGAACCGGCACATGGACAGAAGAAGAACAGCAAGAATGGACCTCCGGTATGAAAGGCGCACTCAGCTACACCGATTACAACCGCATTGAAAACGGAATCAAGGAACTTGCCAAAATCGTTGGCGCAGATTATTCCGCAAGAATTGTTCAAAAAAAAGTAGAAGTTGTTACAGCGAGAAACCAATACGGTGATATTCCATCGTGGGACGCCTACCCCTCCCACGCCGAGTTCTTTGTGCCGCTGACCGCCAAAAAGTCCGGTTTGCTGCTCCACTCGATGTCCTTCCGCATCAAGGGCTTTGTGGCCGGAAAAAGCCGGGCCATCCTGCGCAAGGCGGCTGACCAAACTCGATTGGTAGACCTCTCGCTGGAGCTTATCCGGGGCTACAACGACGTGACCCTTGACATGGGAGACCTTCCACTCGAAAAGGGCGTGGAGTATCAGTTGTATATGTCCGCTGTCAACAACTTCTATCCGCCTTCGGTGGAACCCGAGTGGGTGGTAGAGAACGATTTTATCGACATCGCCAACGCCAGCGCTTACTACGATGGAGACAGCAAGATTCTCTTCTCTGGCACTGCTACGGTCATTGAGCCTGCGGAAACGGTCTGGGGCGTGGATGACTACTTGACTACTGATGACTGCGCTAGATGGTTGAGCAACATATCCTCCATTCGTTCAAAATGTAGCGGAAAAAGCTCAACCCCCGAAACTCCGGAAAGCATCAGCTATCGTTTTTCGATTGTCAATCAATTGGAAAAGGTTTTGTTTGATATTGAAGCGATGGCTAAAGACCATTCAATCTATTGTTCTGAGCTTATATGTGGAGGTGAACCCTATTATGCACTTTGTTGACCGAAAGGCAAAATATCCTGGGCGTTGGACTATGATGAAATCTGATGGCGCATCAGAAATTATCACTTTGATTCGTAATGATGAACCTGTTGTCGAGGGTACTCCAATGAACGCCAACACCCTCAACACTCTGAGTGATGTTGCAGGGGCTGACATTGCAAGGGAAAAGGCGGAAGCCGCCGCAACCGTTGCGTCAATTGCAAAAGACGCTGCTGAATTAGCTGCAAACTCTTCGGAAGAAAGTAAAGACGCTGCGGCGAAGAGCGAAGCTGCGGCGAAGCAGTATGCAGACAATGCGGCGGCTATCGTAAGCACCGACCCCACCCTCACCGTCTCTGGCGCGGCGGCGGACGCTGCATCCACCGGCGTGCGCCTGCGGATGCTTGAGATGACCCTTGGCACGCCGGTAGAGGGCAGCACCTTTATGACAGCCTTTGACACGCTGGATGGCGTCGAGTTGACGGGGGTATGGAACAAGGCGGCGTCGAGGGTTGAGTTTTAAGGAGGTGAGACCATGACCACAAGACTTGGTGATATGGCGGTGGGCAGCACCGTAAAGATCAAGGTAAACGGCACGCTGACGGATTTTTTGATCGTGCATCAGGGCAAGCCGTCCAGCGTCTATGACGATAGCTGCAACGGTACTTGGCTGCTGATGAAAGACATCTACGAAAAGCGCCAGTGGGATAGCTCGAATACCAACGACTATGCGGGCAGCACCATCCACTCCTACCTGAACAGCACGCTCCTGAATCTGTTCGAGTCGAACATCAAGAACGCCATCAAGCGGGTAAAGATTCCGTACCGCAAGGACAGCGGTGCATCCACGACCGTCACCAGCGGCTCGAACGGCCTGTCTGCGAAGATTTTCCTGCTCAGTGCGACCGAAACAAGCTTCAGTTTCGGCACAATGCCGAGCGGCGAAGGCGCGGAGCTGGCCTATTTCAAGGGCTGCGCGGACAATGGCCAGGATTCTAAGCGTGTTGCCTATCTCAACGGCTCGGCCACCAATTGGTGGCTCCGCTCTCCGTACTGCGGCAACGACTCCCACGGCGCCCTGTACGTCAACCCCGGTGGCATGTGGTCCGCCAGTGACTGCTCCTACTCGTTCGGCATCCGCCCCGCTTTGATTTTACCCTCTACTCTCTTGGTGTCTGACGATGGCACGGTCAGCGCCAACACTGCCCCGGCCATCAACGCCGGCTCCACGAATCTGGGAGAGAAGAACGAGCCGTTTGCACTGTCCTACACCGTGACCGACGGCGACGGAGACCCCATGACCATCACTGAAAAGGTGAACGGCATGGAGATGGCCGTCCGCGAGAACGTGGCCTCTGGCGCCGAACTCACGGTACAGTGCCTGAGCGAGAAGGCCCTGTTCCAGCAGATCCTCAACGGAGAAAACACCCTGACTCTGGAAGCGAACGACGGAAAGACCACAGCAGAGTGGACGACGACCTTTACCAAAAATGTGACCCGTGCCACCCTCTCGCTGGCCCGGCCTCTGACGGCAGATGACACCATTACGGTGGCTGCGCTGACACTGGAGGGAAGTTTCCCGGCAGACATGAGCCTGACCGTGGAGCTGACCAACAACGCACTGGACGATGCCCCCGTGTGGGAGAACTGCACCGACATCCAAAGCGGCAAGGCAAAGGCTTTCGTCCATCACAACTTTACCAACAAGACCGCTGCCAAGGGAGCGGCCTTTAACTACAAGGTGACGATTACCCGGGGAGTTTCCGGCGTCGGCGGCAATATCACCATGATCGGAGGTGTCATCGGATGAGTCTGTACAAGATGGATAAGAGCCTGAAGGAACTCCACAGGAAACTGGCAGAGGAGCAGAAACTCAGGGAGCTGCCCGGCCTCGTGGCGGAGATCGAGGACGCCCTGTGTGAGCAGGATATGGAATCAGAGGAGCGGATTGCGGCTATCGAGGACTCGCTGTGCGAGCTGGATGCTGCCGTCAACAAATAAGGAGGTAGCATATGGATAAAATCTGGGCAAACCGGCTCATTGCCGGCACCAAGATGTGGGCAGAGATGCCCGCAAGCCGCCGTGCAAGGGTGAAAGCGGAACTGGCCAAGCGGGTGGCCGAGGGGGAAATCACCGCAGAGCAGTACAAAGAGATCACGGGGGAGGACTACGATGGGTAAGCTGCTGGAACTGCTGGAAAAGGAGGAAAGCCTATGATCGAACTTAGCGTATCTCTCGCATCCAATGGCGTCGTCAAAGGGCCGGGCTATGAGCAGATGCTTCGCTTCGGCTACACCAAGAACCGGGGCGTGTACCGCCTTGCCGTTACTGCCGCTGGCGAGTGGGAGGGGCCCGGACGGCAAAGACCCGCCCTCCTCGCTGGTGGTGGACGGCCATGTGGATGTGCCTGCCAGCGTGACCGCACAGCCGGGCAACGGCTGCATCACCTTTGAGGGCAGCGACGGCACCAAGACTGTAACCAGCGCTGACCTTCGCTACCGGGTGGCCGCGAACTCCGGCACGGAGGACGGCACGGAACCCGAGCCGGGAACGCCTGCATGGCAGGCCTTTGTGGATGCCGTGAAGGACGCAGCAGAGTTGGCTGAGCAGTCCAAAACGGAAGCGGTGGACGCGGCAGAGCGGGCCGGGGCATCTGCCCAAAAGGCCGAGCAGGCCCTTTCTGACACCATCACCGCCAAAGAGGATGCACTGAAAGCCATCGGTGACAAGCAGACCGCCGCCACGCAGGCTGTGGACACGGCCCGGGACAAGGCTCTCCAGCAGG